CCAGGAACATCTTTTACCCACAGCATACCTTTATGCATATCCTTATACTTATCAGAGTACCGTTTGTGGAATCCCCCTACAGTTCTAAGTTCTACATTATAAGTACCGCTAGGGATTCTTGTCTCTCCGTTTACTTTTATATCCCTATGTTCATCTTCTAGTGTGTACGCTAAAAACTTTGTTGCATAGGTCACGTCTAATAGAACTCCTAGAGTTCTGTCTTGACCGCTATCATACCTTAGGACTTTTAGTCTCATTTCAATGTGTGTTGGTTTGGTCAAAGTTAGTAAATTTGTCTTATGAGTAGATTCAAGAAACTTGTAGGCGAACTACAAAAGGAAGGCAAGTCTGAAGATTCAGCAAGAAAGATCGCTTACTCTATAGGAGCGAAGAAGTATGGTAAGGCAGGAATGGCTAAGAAGGCAGCAGCTGGAAGGAAGAAAAGCTATCGAGTAGGTGGTAAGACACCCGTAGAGCCTCTTACAGAAAAAGAAAAAGCGATTATTGCTGCAGAAAGAGCAAGGCTAGAAGGCTCTAAAAGAAAAGTACAAAGAGCTAAAGATGAGATGGAAAATTATTCGGGCACTAGTAACGCTCGTGTTGTGGAAAAACCTGGATATGAAAACTACAGAAAAACACTAAATGCCGTTAACGATTCTTTAAGAATAAATGCATCTCCTATGCAAAAAGAATTAAATGATAGAATAGATATTGCTCCTGGTATGGCAAATTTAAATCGTATGGCATACGGAAATTCCCGTATGTACGATAACCCAGAAGCTAAAGAGTTAATGCAAACAAAAAGAGTACCGACTGTACCAAGTTTTAAAAACAAATTTAAAAAATCCAAGACAGTTTTATTAGACACTGATGATTTCATTGAACAGAGTGATAAAAACGAAGAAAGAAGATACATAAAAGGCTTAGAAAGAAATCCTGATTATACTTATAAGCTGAAAAAAGGCGGTAAAGTAAAAGCTAAAAAATACAAGCGAAAATGAAACTTAAAAAGACTAAAGACAGTAAAAAGGTAGAAGCACCTAAAGGTTTTCACTGGATGACAGAGGGAGGCAGACACTTTCTTATGGAAGGAGATTACAAAAATCACGAAGGTGCAAGTACTTCTGTTCCTTTTAGGGTTGTTACCCACGATAAGTCTATGAAGGCAGATATGGGTATGAAGCTTGAGGCTATGAAGACAGCTAAGAAGTACAAGAGCGGTGGATCTGTAAAAAAAAAGTTGAATCTAAAGTAAACCAGGCGGGAAACTACACACAGCCTGGTATGCGTAAAAGAATTTTTAACAGAATAAAAGCGGGAAGTAAAGGAGGAAACCCTGGACAATGGTCCGCTCGAAAAGCACAGATGTTAGCTAAATCATATAAGGCCGCTGGTGGCGGATACAAAAATTAATGGCACTACGTAAATCACAACAGTCACTAAAGAACTGGACCAATCAGAAGTGGAGAACTAAGTCTGGTAAGAAATCATCAGAGACTGGAGAAAGGTATCTACCTGAAGCTGCTATTAAAAACCTTACAGATTCTGAGTATGCTTCAACCACTAGAGCAAAAAGAGAAGGAACAAAAAAAGGAAAGCAATTTGTTTCTCAACCTGATTCAATTAAAAAGAAAGTAAAAAGATATAGAACTACGAAACGTTAATTGGGTCAGTCCCTTCTAGTTTTCTATATATCTGCTGTACTAATAATCTTCCTCGCTGGGAAAGGGCGTAACGGACACGATAATTATACTTAGTCTCCTCTCTAAATATATGATCTTCCATTGTTTGTGATGGCGTAAGCTTATCAAAGTGCTTATATATGTATCCTCTTTTTACCAACGGGTATATTCCTTTGTCTGCTTTTTTCATTTGAGATATACTCCTTTTTAGTTTTTTACATATATAGTCAATAGTAAAGAACTCCAGATCATATATAAAAAAAAGAATGTCTAAATCTGTTTTAGTTAACCGATTATTTTGTCGCATATCTCTGTACACTAAAGAGATGTTCTTTAAAAAATTTTTATTTATATACCTCTTTTCTATTTTAGAAGAATCTCTAAATAACTTCTTTCGGCTAACTGTACTTTTAGGCATATTCCTATCTTTGCTGTAAAAGTAATAATATGGCAAGTCTTTCTGGTCAAAAAATTAAAGATAAATTTGATCTTCTTTTAAAGTTAGAGTCTGCTGCAGCCTCTGCTACTGAGCAAGTCATTGAAGATGGGGCTGGCAATAACACTGCCTTAAAATTATCTACCGATACTCTTGAAACAACAGGTAAGTTAAAAATACCCACAACTACTGCAACATCTAATACAGATGTAAGTGCATTAATGATGGACTCTACTGGAGAGGTTGTTCTAAGAAATTTATCTACGGCTGCAATTGGAGGAAGTGCTATTAATGCATCGTCTCCATTAGCTACAGCAACAGTAGCAGGAACTACTGATGTAAGCGTAGTAGATGCGGGCACCCTTAACCCATTAACTTCTAGCACTTTAGCTACAGCTGATAAGTTTTTAGTATGGGATGAAAGCGCAAGCGCATATTTATATTTAGATGCGTCTAACTTATCTACGTTTGTAGGAAATAATTTAGGCGGAGGCGGAGGATCAGGAACGGGTCAGTCTACTTTGCTTTTAAGAATGGCATCATCTCAATCAGTACCTGTAAGTAGCACACCTACAGCAGCTACAACATTGGTAGAGTATACAGCCGCTTCAGAAACAAGAAACGAAACAGCAGCAACAGGAGACACAAGACTTTTTGGAACCTCTGTAAATACTGATTTTACTATTCAGGCAACAGGAAGTGTTTCTAATCAGGTGTTACTTAGAACCTGTGATGTTAACTGCTTTGAGTTTGAGGCAGTTATAGAATTTAACGAGAGTGATGCAAATACTAATCTATACGCACAAGTTAGAATTGCAGGAACAACTATTGCTGAATCAAAATCAACATCTACGGTAGGTAATATTGTAGGAGAAAAACAACTTATAGTTAGAGGGTTCTATGGACCTACTAGTTCAGTAGATAGAATACTTACACTTACTGTAGGCTCTTCTACAGGTAACTCTACAATTAACGGTGGTTATTTCAAGGTCACAAATGTTGGAGTTCCTGTAGCATAAGTTGTATATTCGTAATATGGATTACGAAAGCCGATCAGAATTAATTTCAAAAATACAATTAAAGATTGATGAGCTTATGGAGCTAATATCTGATCCAGAAGTTTCAAAAGATTGTATGGCTGTGTATTGCTTTGGAATAAACGTAGAGGAAGTATACAATGAACAAGCAGAAGTTTATGAATACTTCTCTGGATTTTCTGCTGACAACTCTGAAGAGATTAGAATAATGCTAGAGACCGTAGCGAAAAGCTATATAGGTTCTATAGGTAAACCTAATATCCCTACAGATTCAATTGACTATTGGTTAAACATTTAATAAAATGGAAACATCAAGATACTTAAGATGTAGAAAATGCAGAAGGAATATTGATTTATATTTAGAAGCTGCGGGTAGATTATATATGTACATCGATCACACCCCTGAAGCAAAGAAAGAAGCGAAGATTCAAGAAATAGAATTATTAAACAAAATTGCTAAGATCGACCCAGGATTCGCAGAGAAATGCGGATGGCTAAGTCCTAGCTCTTAATAGAATTAAAATGGAATTAATTAGAAAGATAGTAGTGGGTATTAACCCCAAAGACGCTATGGCTTATTTCGTGGGCCAAAGAGCAGGAGATGCTAAGGTTGACTCTATAGTTTTAGACGAGAGGGCGTTATCTCAACACGGAGTAAAAAGATATTTGGTTTACCTATCTCACCCTACAGATGGTATAATGCTTTGGAAAACAATAGACAATATGCCTTGTTTAATCGAACACGACTGCGAGTTTAAATGAAACCTATAAGAAAATTTATTGTAAAAGTACCCAAGGCAGTAAACGATGTTATTAAGCTAGGAGGCAAGGAATTATTCATAGACTCTAAGTTCACAGAGTTTGACCATAGGGCATACGAAGGAAAGGTTGTTGGTGTTCCGCTATTTTACGACACAGGAGTAGAAGTTGGAGATACTCTTTATTTTCATCACCACGTAGTTCTTGGAGGAAATCATTTTATAGCTGGAGATAAAAAATTAGATGAGCAAGACCGAAGAGGACAGTTTGTTTACTCAGACTCTGATCTTTATTATGTAAACTACTCTTATCAGTTTGACCCAATATGGAATCAAGCATATGCATACAAGAGTAAAAAAACAGGAGAGATAAAACTATTAGGGCATTATGTGTTCTTAAAACCAGCAGAACAAATAGATGTTATAACATCTAAATTTATTGAACTATTACCTCAAGAGAAGCCACCTAATCAGTATGGTTATGTGGAGTTTGAAAGTGAAAAGACCAAAGAGATTGGTCTTAAAAAAGGAGATAAAGTTTATTTTATTAAAAACGGAGATTACTCTATGGAGATAGACGGACAGAAATTATATAGAGTATATTTAGAAAACATTTATGCGAAGATCCCAGAACAAGTATAATAATGTAGCTACAGCTAGAAGACTTATGGAATCTATGCAGATAGCTATTGAGAATATGATTCAAGAAATACAGAAGCCCGTAGATCAGGAGCTTTCAGGATCTCAGCGTAAAGCGGAGTTGCAGTCTATAAAGCAGACAGCTGTAGACGCAAAGGAATTAATTGTTGAAAGAGAGAAGTTACAGCAGCTGGTAAAAACTCTCGAAGAAAAAGGAGAACTAAAAGATGCTCAAGATTATTCAGGTGGATTCGCAGAACAATATTCAAAGTGATGATTTAATATATTGGAACGATGAGTGGAATAAAAACAATAGAAGAAGAAATAGTTATAAATATATGTGCTGACGATACTGAAGGAGATATTATTTCAATATCTAATATTGATATACAACTTCCTAAACAGCCTCATAAGTCTAAAATATTATTCCACGATAAAAAGAAAGAACATCAAAGTTGGGAACGTCAAGACCTCCCTATTGAATTAAGAAAAATAAAGTCAATGGATGAGTGGCTTGAGATGCCAGATGTATTCAGAAATAAATATCATAATTATATAACACAAGAGTATGAAAGACGAAGAAAAGGAGTTTGGTTTTACAATAACGGAGAGCCAACTTATCTCACAGGAAACCACTACTTCTTCCTCCAATGGTCTAAAATTGACGTGGGTTACCCAAGCTTCTTATCCTTTCAACGTGACCTATTCATACACCTCGAAGCCTGCATATCAGACAACAGATGTTTAGGTCAGATTTACGTAAAGTGTAGAAGATCAGGTTATACTCAAATGTCTTCATCTCTTTTAGTGAATGAAGGGTCTCAAGTAAAAGATAAACTATTAGGCATAATGTCTAAGACGGGAGCCGATGCTCAAGAGAATATATTTATGAAAAAGGTAATCCCTATTTATAAATCTTACCCTTTCTTTTTCAAGCCTATTCAAGACGGAACTACAAATCCAAGGATGGAGCTCGCTTTTAGGGAACCTTCTAAAAGAATAACTAAAAAAGTAAAGACATCCGTAAAAGGAGAAGCTTTAAATACTGTTGTAAACTGGAAAAGCACTACCAATAATGCTTACGATGGAGAGAAACTTCATCTTCTGTATATGGATGAGGCGGGCAAATGGGAAAAGCCTACAGATATAAGGGAGTCGTGGAGAATACATAGGACTTGTTTACTTGTTGGTAGGCGCATAGTAGGAAAAGCTATAGTCGGAAGCACAGTAAACCCATTAGATAAAGGGGGCAGGCAATTTAGGACTTTGGTTAGAAGTAGTGACCCCTCTGATCGTAATGAAAATGGAAGAACAAAAAGTGGTCTTTACAGTATATTCGTTCCAGCATATAATGCTCTTGAAGGTTTCTTTGATTTGTATGGAAATCCAATTGTAGACGATCCTAAAATTCCTATTGTTGGATTAGATGGGGACTTAATAACTATAGGTGCTCGAACTTTTTTAAAAAACGAAAGAAAAGCTTTAGTCAATGACAGCTATGAACTAAACGAAGTAATACGACAGTTCCCATTCACTGAGGATGAGGCATTTAGAGACAGTGCAAAGTCTTCTGTATTTAATGTACAAAAAATATATGAACAGGTTCAATACAATCAAGAACTTTTTCCTTCGCCCGTTGTCCAAGGAAATTTTATATGGAAAAACGGGGTTGCTGACACTGAGGTTTTATTTAAACCAGATTCTAATGGAAGATGGAATATATCTTGGATGCCTCCTGTTGAGCTAAGAAATAAAAAAACACCAGATAATAATTGGCTTGGGGTAGGAGGTGTTGACTCTTATGATATAGATGCAACTGTAGATGGAAGGGGATCAAAAGGTGCTTGTCATTTATACAATAAATTCAATGTAGCACACCCTTCTAATATGTTCGTAGCAGAGTATGCGTCACGACCTCCTTTGGCGAAGATATTTTATGAAGATGTTTTAATGGCAGCAAGATTTTACGGTTACTCTATATTAATAGAGAACAACAAATATGGAATTGCTAGGCATTTTGAAAATAGGGGGTATTCACATTTTTTACTAGATAGGCCAGAACATTTAGGTACTGGATTTGGAACTAAAACTAAAACAAAAGGAATTCCTTCCAACTCTCAAGATGTCATACACGCTCACGCTCAGGCAATTGAAGCGTACATACACTCTCACGTAGGATTAAATGAAGAAACTTTAATTCACGGAAATATGTATTTTGAAAAAACATTAGAAGATTGGATTAACTTTAAAGTAGACAATAGAACAAAGTATGACCTATCTATTTCTAGTGGTCTTGCTTTGCTTGCAGCGCAAGGATCTTCTGTTAAAAAAGAAAAAACCAACTTTAGTGAAAAAAAGTTTTTCCGAAGCGGTCACGTTATATTACGATAAGTTGAATAACTATATTTGCATTTAAGACTATTTTACGTATGTCATACAAACAAATGAGTAATGGAGCTTCTTCTTTTCCCGATGCGTTGGCATCGACTGAAGAAAAAATGTCTCTTTCTTATGGATTAAAATACGCTAAAGCTATATATGCTCAGTGGTCTGGAAGTGATCAAGAAAACTCATTATACGGCAGACGGTACAGGGAATTTCAAACAAATAGAGATTACGCTCAAGGAACTCAAGACACTTCTATATACAGACAAATACTTTCATCATTAGATCCTAACAATGGAAGTGGAGCTTTACTAACTTTAGATTACACACCTGTTCCTATTGTCCCTAAGTTTGCTAAGATAGTCGTTAATAAAATACTTTCTAAAGATCCATACCCTCAAGTAGAAGCTGTGGATCCTTTGTCTAGGTCTGAAAAAGAGCAAAAGAAAAATGCTGCTATTCTTAGAATAGAAAATAAAGAAATGATTCAAGAGGCGAAGAGCTTGGGCCTGGATGTAGAAGTAGATCCAGATAAATTACCAGACACTCCTGAAGAAACAGAAATATTTTTAGACACTAACGTAAAGACTGATGCAGAGATTGCCGCTCAGCTAGGAGCTCAAATGACGCTTCAGTGGAATGACTTTAATGACAAAATATATAGACGTTGTGTTAATGATTTAGTTAATGTAGGTATGGCTGTTGTGAAAAGAAACAACGATCCTAACTATGGAATTACTGAAGAGTATGTAGATCCAGCTTTCTTCATTCACAACTATACTGATGACCCTTCATTATCTGACTTAACCTATGCAGCTCACTTTAAGAAGATCACTATTATGGATCTAAAAAGAGTTGCTAGAAATCAGTTTACAGAAACACAGTATGAAGAACTTGCTCGTACTGTTATGAATAAGTATGGTAATGATCCACAGAATTTCTTGACTCAATACTCACCTTCTCAAGCAGGCGGCAACACATATAGATATGGATATGATGACTATAAAATTGAGATACTAGAGTTTGAGTTTAAATCTGTAGATAATATTATATATGAAAAGAAAGAGTCTATGTTTGGTAACATTGGATTCTATCATAAAGGAACAGAGTACAATGCCCCTCAACAATCAGTTTACGATAGAGAGGCTGTATATATGCCTAACGCTACAGTATATGGAGGTAATTTTATCGTAGGCACAGATTACGTATATGACTACAGCGTTCAAAAAAACATACCTAAAAATGTTCACGACATTTCTAAGGCTCAACTATCTTATTCTTGTGTAGCCACAAACTTGCGTAATATGTTGCCTAAGTCTTTAGTTGGAAGTGTTGTCGGTTTTGCTGATATGCTTCAAATTACTCATCTTAAGATTCAACAGTCTATAGCAAAAGCAAAGCCTGATGGACTTATTATAGATATTGAAGGGCTAGAGAATGTACAGCTAGGAAAAGGCGGGGAGCTTCAGCCATTAGAGATTCAAGATATATATGAGCAAACTGGAGTATTTTATTATAGGTCTAAAGATCCAGAAGGGTCATTCCAAAATCCACCTGTTAGAGAAATTGGAAACAGAATAAGAAATATTCAAGAACTTGTAGCTATTTATAATCACTACTTAAGAATGATTCGTGATGCTACAGGTATTAACGAAGTAGTGGATGGAACAACACCTAAAGGAGACGCTTTGGTTGGCGTAAGAGAACAAGCTATAAACGCAGCCAATAACGCTCTTTATGATATTACAAATGCATCAATGGTGCTTTATAAAAAAGTATGTGCTGACATTGTAAAATGTTTACAGGTTCTTCCTCCCGACAGTATTATTTACAAAACTTATACAAACTCTATAGGAGAAACCAATATGGCTGTTCTATCGTCTTTTAGTAATTTATCAATGTATAATTTTGGAATCAAAGTTGTTTCAGAATTAAATGATAGTGACAGACAATACTTAGAGCAGAATATACAAATAGCATTATCTCAAAAAGAGATAGATCTTGAAGATGCTATAGCTGTACGTCAGTTAAGAGATGTAGAGCAAGCTGAAAGATTATTAGTTGTTAGAAGAAAGAAAAGAATTAAAGCTATGCAAGCGCAAGCTCAAGAGCAAGCTCAAATTAATGCTCAAGTAAATGCTCAACAAGCTCAGGTCTCTGGTCAGGTGGAAATGCAGAAAAAACAATTTGAAGCTCAATTAGAATCTCAAAAGCTAGAGTTAGAGACAGCTTCTAAAATGCAACTTATGGAGCTTCAATATACTTTTGATATGCAACTTCTTCAAGCTAAAGGTCAGTTTGATGTTGTAGAGCAACAGATCGAAAGTGGAGTTAAACAACAAAACGACTCAATGAAGGAAGATAGAAAAGATGAAAGAGTAGGATTATCTGCTGTAGAACAGTCAAAGCTCATCGCTCAACGTAAAGGAGAAACGGGACCCATTACCGAAGAAGAGGAAGACAGCCTCGTGGACTTGATCTTAAATCAGTAAATTTGTACTATGGCTACCTGTAATCCCTCTTCTCTTTCAGTCGATCTAGACATTTCACAACGGGTCAATATTACCTGTAGGAAAGGAGACTCCTTTGATTTGCAGTTTACCGTTAAGAACGCTAGTGGTGTTTTAATCGATCTTACTTCTTACAGCTTTGTTATGCAAGCAAGAGCAAGTGATCAGGGAGCTTTAATAATTGACACAACGGGAAATGTTGCAACGGGTTTTAAAATAACGGGAAGTGCGGCTGGTGTTGTAACAGTTGAATCTTCCGCTGCTTTTATGCAGACTATTACAGCTGCGACATATGTCTATGACTTGGTAGCAACAGTATCAACCACAGTGCAAACTTGGTTCTTCGGTACCTTCGTTGTTAACCAAGACATCAGTCAATAGTGTCGGATTCATTAAATATAGTAATCAACGAGGAGACCAATAAGGTAATAGCTACTATACCTTCAGTCACTCCAGTAACTTCTGTAATACAACCACAGAATACTATCTCTATAATTAAAGATGGGGGCGGTACTTCTTTCTTAACTAACGTACTAGCTGGACTAGGTATATCTGTAACTGCCGCAGGGAGTAACGCTACTGTTGCTTTAAAGAACGCTACTAACTTTACGGACTTAAAAATATTAAAGTGGGACTCTACTAACGGTCAGTTTGCAGACAGCACAATGACAAACAGTGGAAATAATGTGGGTGTAAATACGCCAAACCCGACCACTAACTTACACATTGACGGAACACTTAGACTCACAGAACAACTATATGACTCAACTAATGCTTTTGGTTCAGACGGTCAAGTATTAACAAGTACAGGATCAGGAGTAAAGTGGGTTAGCTCTGCTGGAGATATAACAGCTGTTAATGCTGGGACTGGTCTTAGCGGAGGTGGTGTTTCTGGAGATTTAACCATTAGTATTGACTACGCTGGTGCTGACAACTTTATACTTTCCGCTGCAGACAACAAGTCAACTGCAATAGCTTTAGATTCATTAATAGTTATTAGTGACGAGTCAGATAATGACGTTAAGCTTCAGCTAGTGTCTGACTTACCTTTTAGTAATAATCAAGGAGATATAACAGCCGTTACTGCAGGTGTTGGATTAAGTGGTGGTGGTTCTATAGGTGCTGTTACTGTAAATGTGGACTACTTAGGAGTAGACAACTACATTCAGTCGGCCGCAGATAATAAAGGAACCTCTGTCGTAAATGCTGACTTTATTGCAGTAGCATCAAATGTCGATAATAATGTAAAGCTTCAGAATGTATCTGATCTCCCCTTTACTAATAACGTTGGGGATATAACAGATGTGGTTGCAGGGGCTGGTCTTAGGGGTGGAGGATCTTCGGGTTCTGTTACTGTTTCTGCAGACTATGATGGTACTGATAATATAATCTTATCCGCTACCGACTCAACAGGTACAGATATTGTTAATGCTGATAAGCTATTAATTAATGTAAACAGCAATAATGATGTCAGCTATTACAGTGTAAGCGACTTACCTTTTACTGTAATTCCTACAATATCATTCGAAGTTGAAGGAAATACTGGAACGCCCCAATCAATAGCTAACGGCAACACGCTTATTATTTCTGGAGGCACAGGGTTGGCGAGTGTAGCGGGAGCTACGGACACCGTTACTATAAACCTCAATAACACTTCTGTAACTCCTGGTTCTTATACTTACTCAAGTATTACAGTAGACGCTCAAGGAAGATTAACTGCGGCTGCAAGTGGGGCTGCTCCAGGTACTATGAGTACGTGGGTTATTTCTGACGGATCGAATGATCAAAGCGTTTCTAACGGACAGACTGTAACTATTAGTGGAGGTACAGGAATAACAAGTGTTCTTAGTGGAACTAGATTAAACACTATAACTCTAGCACTTACCGAACTACCTTCTAATACAGACACCCTTCAAGCGGAGGATCTTTTGGTTGGACTTTGGAACTCAGGCGTAGATCAAGGAACTAAAAGACTAGATGCTATTCCATTAAACACTTGGGCTTCACCTACTTCTAATATTAGTATGAACAGTAAAAAGCTAACCTCGTTAGCTGACCCTACTGTTGATCAAGATGCAGCCACCAAAGCTTATGTGGATTCTGTTACCGCAGGAGGCGTTATTTTCCAAGGAGGATATAATGCAGCCACCAATACACCTGATTTAGATTCATCACCAAGTTCAGCGATCAGAAAGGGATGGATGTATACTGTCACAGTAGCTGGGAACTTTTTTACTGAAGTGGTACAGATTGGAGATTCATTAATATCTCAAGTAAATTCTCCTACTGCATTATCTGATTGGACAACCATACAGAACAATATTGATGTAGCAACAGACAGTGTTCAAGGTATTGCAAACTTTCCTACATCGGGAGGTCTCGCTGTCTCAAGCGGAGCAGTTTCTATAGATACGCAAGGAGGTTTTATTGCTGGGTCTTTTGGTGGCGCAGGAAAAACAATAACCTTAACGGTAAACAATAAAGGAATATTAACCGCAGTATCGGATGCTTCTAATTCTGACTTTGGATTTTCAGCGACCATAGGAGATGGATCTACCAACCCTATTGTTATAACCCACGGCTTATCTTCAACAGATGTTATTGTTCAGCTCTTTGATATCTCTACTGGGGCAACTATATATCCTGACGTAACCAGAACATCAAGTACACAAGTTACTATTACAACTACAACTGCTTTAGCAAATGATAGTACAAGAATATTAATATCAAGAGTCGACTAAAATGGCAATAAAATTTTTATCTAATCAAAGTATTTCGGGCACACTCTTAGTAGAAGGGGTAGCAACCTTCAATTCAAATGTAGTTACTGATCTTAATATATCATTAGTAGACAGCACTGATACAACTTTAGGTAGATTAAATATTGGATCAAGCAGTGACCTTATCCTTTATCACGATGCTACAAACAGCTATATCCAAAACTCTAGTGCTGGAAGATTAAGAATTGACTCTAACTCTTTAGAGATAAGAAGCTATACAGCTGGAGAGCTTTTTATAACTGCAGATTTAAATGGAGCTGTAACTCTTTATTACAACAATATTGTAAGACTAAATACTACAGCTACTGGAACACAGTTCCCAGCGGCTTTAGTTGATACCGCGGGTGGTGTTGGAACTAGTGGTCAAATATTAAGCTCTACTGCCTCTGGTGTATCTTGGATTAACCCATCTACGGGATCTATAACTGGGTCAGGAACAGCAACAAGAGTGGCTTTTTGGGATACCTCAAGTAGCCTAACAAGTGACTCTAATCTATATTGGGACAACACTAATGACAGATTAGGAATTGGAACAGACTCTCCTGACAGAACATTAAGTATAGTTAGCTCTGATTCTGTTGTGGCTGAGTTTAAAACAACAGGCCAAACATTAGTGGATATAAATGCCGCAACTGATGCCGCCTCAAACGGGATTAGATTCCTAGAGAACGGGACAGCTAAGATGGCCATAAGTTATTTAGCATCGGGTGATTATTTTCAAATAGGAACTAATTGGGTTACTGGTGGAGAAAAATTTGTAGTAAAAGAAAATGGTAATATCGGAGCTGGCGTAGGTGCTCAAAACACAGCTTATGCATTGGAGGTTTTTTCCGCAGGTGCTGACGTAGCAAAGTTTAGTGGATCAAACGCTACAACTTCTAGTATTCATATCAATAACTCTAGAACTACAGTAGGTAATACTGCTAACTTAAAATTTGGAGCATCAAACAATACTACTGGTGGTGTTATAAGTTCTGTTGCTGGAACAGCTAACGGTAACACGGCTGATATGTCTTTCCAAACTATAAATGCGGGGACACTAGAAGAGAGGCTAAGGCTTGATAATACAGGTCAAATAAAGCTTAGTAACTATGGAGGTAGTGGATTTACTGGTACATCTGCTTTTAATTTAGAGGTTGATTCTGCAGGAAACATTATTCAAACTACAGCTGGAGGATCAGGAAGTATTACAGGATCAGGTACAGCCACAAGGGTTGCCTTTTGGTCAGGAACAACTGCGCTTAGTAGCAATGCAAATTTATATTGGGACAATACCAATAACAGATTAGGAATTGGAACTGCTAATCCAACAACTACTCTTGACGTTAATGGAAACGCAACTTTTTCAGGAGATATTAAGATTAATAACACAACACCCTATTTACTAAATAATAATAGCGAAATATTAACAGGCTCAGATTCAGGAGGTTATTATTTTGGACTTGTTTCAAGTGCTAATTCATCAAAAGGCATTCAAATTGGAGACCA